ATTGAAGATACAATTCAACGTTATATAGATACAGGAGAGCCTCCTCCTGGTTTAAACAATATAAAAGAGTTTAGTAAAAAACAATTTTATGATTATGTAGAAAATCAATATCCTACTACAAGACCTTTTAAATTTAGTAGAGAGGAAGCAGAAAAAGTATTATTAAAAAATTTAAAGCCAGGTGTTGTTTACGGTGAAGTTAATGAGGTTTTAAAAAATTTAGAGTACAGACCTAACATGGCAGAACTTGCAAGAGATCTTGGAAGAAGTAAAGATACTGTACAAAGTGTTGTTGCAAAATGGGAAAGTATAAATGGTAAGTTAAAAGTACCAAAAGCAGCATTTAAAGAACAAGCTTTTATAACTAAGTGGGCTAGAGAAAATCCTGATTTTAATTTAACTAAAACTAGAACTCCTACTACAACAAAGCCAGGAGATAGATCTGAATTACTGTTACTTGAAGGATTCCTTAGAAGTAGTAATGCTAGAGATTTTAGTAAAAGTTCTTCAATGAATAGAGAAGAATTTGCTGAATTTTATATGAATGATTTTAAAACAAAATTTCCTAATTGGAAAAAAACTTTTGCTAAAGATTTAAAAGGAATAAAAAGATTAGAGGATCAAAGAGTTTTTGCACAAAGAAAAATTAATGACATGTTAAAACAGTACAAAGAAAATTATCCTGAACAATTTAAAGGTGTGAAATTAGAGGGAAAAGGTAAAACAATGGATTTTACTCTAAATGTCAGTCATGATTTTGCTCTTAGAATGGATGATCCAATTCCAGGAGTAGGTGGCTTTGTAAGCAGCATGCGTTTAAATTTTGGAAATACAAATATAGATACACAAAGACAAATTGAAATAAAGCTTGTAAATTTAAAAAAAGACGTTGAGAGTGGTAAAACTTCTATGGAAGACGCAAGAGAAATTATATCTAAGTTCGATAAAATAAATCAAAGAACAGGAGCTTTGACAAATATTACAATAAAAAATCCTGAATATAAAAATGTTTATGAAGATTTTCAAGTTGGAGCTATTGATAAACCAGGAGTTCAAACTATAATTGAAGCGGCTCGAAGAGAATTTGAAAAGATAGCAAAAGGTCCAAAGCCTCAAATACAAAAAGAAGGCGACCTTCAAAGAGGATTTATAAAAAGACGGATTCCAATTCCAAGGCAACGTGGAAGAGGTGCAGCTTATCAAGATAAACTTAGAACTAAAGCAGAAGGAGGCGAGATCCGTGGTTATGCAGAAGGAGACCAAGTCATGTCAGAAGAGAACCAAGAGCCAAGCTCCCCTAACAACGAGTCCATGTTATCTAAAGTAGGAAACTTCTTTATTCCTCAAGTAGAAGCCGCAGGACTCAAAGGGTTTTTTAAACCAGTCTTTGATTGGGCAATGGTAGGTAATCCACCTAAATCAGTTACCAATATTCAAAAGTCTCAACAAAAGGTACTTGCTAATCCTAGATTAGCTTCAAAAACAGAACCACGTTTTAATGTTTATGGTCCTGAAGGACAAAAAGTTTTTCAAGCTAAAACTTATGATGAAGCAAATGAAAAAGCACTTCAATTAGGTAATATAGAAAATTCAACATTTAGAGTAGAACAAGTAGAAGTTCCTGTAAAAGTTAAAAAGAAAAAAACAGGAACACAACTAACTGTTACTATGACTCCTGATTCAGTCGTAGGTTCTGGAACAAATAGACTTTACTATTCAAGACTTAGTGAAGCTTTAAACTCTCCTACAGGTAATCTTACTATTAAAGGTCAAGATGTTTCGAGAGATAGTATAGCTATGCCTGCTAAAGAATGGCAGGATTATTTTAGATCAATTGGAATTAAAGAAAGCGAACTACAAGATTCTTATATTCGACAGTATTTAAATAAAAAAGGAGGCTTCAATAATAAAACACAACAATTTACATTAGATGCTCCTATTACATACGACGAAATTGCAGAACTTGCAGGTAGTTCTCCTTCAAATTTTATACAGTCATCTAAATATGGAGATTATGCACAGAATTTAAAGTATGGTAATTCAGGACGACACGTGAACTATATTAATGGAAGTAGAGAAGAAAGAGTTCTTTGGATAGATTCTCAAGACATACGAGGAGATGTTGGTTATCTTCCTGATGAGGTAAGAAGGTATGAAAACCATAGTTCTATGAGACAGGTTACAGATGATTTTGACTTTAATGTAAAAAATAAATTAGGAGGAGAACCTTATGTTATAGGTTGGTCACTTAATAGTAATAGACTAGGAACAGCTGCAACAGGTAAAAAAATTGTTGTTAACACAGCAGATGAAATACAATCAGACTTTTTACAAAAAGCAGCTAGTCTTAAATCACAACTTAGGAAAGATTTACAATCTCTTACAGAAATTGAAACACCACGACCAGATGTACTCAAAGAGACACAAGAACGACTAGAAAATATATTTAGACCCATGCCAGCAACTTTATCAGAAATACAAGGAGAAATAGAAATGTTAAAAAAAGCTGATGAAGTTTTTGAAAACATATCTAAGATGGATTTAGATAGAATGACTCCTACAATGTTTAAAATGCTTGATCAAGCTTCTGAAATAAGAGACACTGCTTTAAAAAATATTAACAACAGAATTGATTCAATTGACCCTAGTCAATTATTTCCTAATATACCTTTTAAAAACCAAAAAAATTGGGTAGATGCTTTAATTAAAAATGATGTGTACGAAGCCGCTAAAAAAAGGTTTTATTTTGATGAAAATAATGCTTTACAAATTAATAAAGATGCTCCTTCTCATTACACAGTAGCACCTGCTAAAGCAGTCAAAGCTGCAAATCCTACAAGAGGCATAAAACTTGATCCTACTGATCCCAATAGAAGTGGTAAACATGTAGCTTATGATATGCAATATGGTGGACCAAAAGCCGTTGATCACACAGGAGCACACTTTACAAGTAATTCAGAAGAGTCTCTTAGAAGAATAGCTAAAATGAAAAATTCAGAATTGTCTATTGGAACTGTAGATTTTGGAGATGCAGGAGAAAAAGTAGAAACATTTTTACTTGAATTAACACCTGATATGTTGACACCGTATCCACAATACTTTAAAGATGGAGGTGTAGTACAGAAAAAAAATGTGTATAATCCTTTATTATCAATTAACGATGTACTAAGACCTATAGGAGTTTATTAATGGTTGAGAAAACAATACAGCAATTTAAAGATAACCTTGAAATAGAAGAAGTTGGGCAATCTATAGAATTACCAAAACCAGATAACATGAATAATGGAATAGAAGTTATTCCAGAAGAAGATGGTGGAGTTACTTTGATTTTGATCCTTCTCAGCAAAAAACAGATGAAACAGATTTTAATTCTAATATATCAGAGTTTTTAGATGATAGCTTATTAACTAAAATATCTACTGATTTACAAGATAACTATGAAGATGACAAAAGTTCTAGAGCTGATTGGGAAGACAGTTATAAAAATGGACTAGATTTACTTGGATTTAAGTATGAAGAAAGAGCAAAACCTTTTGCAGGAGCATCAGGTGTTACTCATCCATTATTATCAGAAGCTGTAACACAATTTCAAGCACAAGCTTATAAAGAATTACTTCCTGCAGGTGGCCCTGTCAGAACACAAGTCATGGGAGATCCTACTCCTGAAATTGAAGCACAATCTGAACGTATTAAGAATTTTATGAACTATCAAATAACTAATGTTATGCAAGAGTTTGACCCAGAACTTGATCAAATGTTATTTCATTTACCTCTTGCAGGTTCAGCTTTTAAAAAGATTTATTATGATGGAACATTAGAACGTGCCGTATCTAAGTTTATACCTGCAGAAGATTTAGTAGTTCCTTATCTTATTTCGGACTTAGAAAGTTGTATGCGTATTACTCACGTTGTTAAAATGAAAAACAACGATTTAAGAAAAAATCAAGTATCAGGATTTTATCGTGATATTGATGTTAGTTCTTCTAGAACAAGTGTTTCAGAAATAAAAGAAAAACAAGATGAAATATCAGGAGTTGAACAAGTATCTTTTAGTGAAGAAGAACATAATCTTTTGGAGATGCATGTTGATTTAGATATTCCTGGCTTTGAAGATAAAGATGCTGAAAATAATAATACAGGTATAATGCTACCTTACATTGTAACAGTTGATCAAGATTCAGGAGAAGTTTTATCTATTTATCGAAATTGGAATCAAGGAGATCCACTTAGAAAAAAGAAACAATATTTTACTCATTACAAATTTTTACCCGGTCTTGGATTTTATGGTTTTGGTTTAATTCACATGCTTGGTGGTTTATCAAGAACCGCTACAGCAGCTTTACGTCAACTTATTGATGCAGGAACTTTATCAAACTTACCAGGTGGATTTAAAGCAAGAGGTCTAAGAGTTAGAGACGATGATGAAGCAATAAGCCCTGGTGAGTGGCGTGATGTTGATGCACCTGGAGGAAACTTACGTGACTCTTTGATGCCTCTTCCATACAAAGAACCAAGTGCAACATTATTTCAATTATTAGGTTTTGTAACAGAAGCAGGCAGACGATTTGCAGGCGTTACAGACATGATGATGGGGGAAGGTGGAAGTCAGCAACAACCTGTTGGAACTACCATGGCTATTTTAGAGCGTGGTATGAAAGTTATGTCAGCTATTCATAAAAGATTACATTATGCACAAAAAGTAGAGTTTAATTTATTAGCAAAAGTATTTTCAGAGTATTTACCTCCTGAGTATCCATACATGGTTGCAGGTGGAAATCAAACAGTTAAGCAAACAGACTTCGACGATAGAGTTGATGTCATACCTGTGTCAGATCCAAACATATTTTCTATGGCACAACGTGTTACACTTGCACAAACACAGTTACAACTTGCTCAGTCTAAGCCTGAGATGCATAATTTACACGAAGCATACAGAAGAATGTATGCAGCTCTTGGAGTTCAAAATATTGAAAAAGTATTGCCTCCTCCACCTCAACCTCAACCCAAAGATCCAGCCATGGAAAATGCAGGTGCTCTTGCAGCACAAAAACCAGTGGCGTTTCCCGAACAAGATCATTCTGCACATATTAGAGGTCATAGAGCATTCATGTCATCAAGTTTAGTAAGGCAACAACCTCCAATTATGGCAATGTTACAGGCACATATAACAGAACACGTTGGATTTATGGCTAGAAACATCGTACAAGAAGAGATGGGACCTGAAATAGAACAGATTATGCAAGAAACAGGAGGACAAATACCTCCTGAAATGCAACAACAGATTGAATCAAGAACAGAAAGTGCTGTTGCAGTTAAAATAGCTGAAATAATTGAACAAATGGTAGCTGAAGAGCAAGAAATGTTTGATGAAACAGGTTCAGATCCACTAGTTCAACTAAAACAACAAGAAATTGACTTAAAAAAGAACGATTTAGAGCTAAAAGCTATGCAACAAGGCGAAAAACAAGCTTTAGATGAGAAAAAACTACAACAAAAAGATACTGTTGACAGAGAAAGAATGCAATCTCAAGAAGATATAGCTCAGTTAAAGGCAAATGTAGCTCTTGACAAAGCTGAAGGAGATCGCAATATGGATAGAAGTGAGAGAACACAAGATAGATTACTTAAAAAAGAACAACAAAGAGAAAATGTGGCTATAAAGCAGTCACAGATGAACAAGGATAGGATATAAAATGGCAAAATTATGTGCAAAAGGTAAAGCTGCAGCAAAACGTAAGTTTAAGGTTTATCCTTCAGCTTATGCTAACATGTATGCGTCTGCAGTATGTTCAGGCAAGGTAACACCAGGNGGTAAAAANAACAAAAAAGCCGATGGTGGTATGATTGGTGATGGAAATAAGCTTTCACAAGCTAGAAAAAAAGTTTCTAACATGAATATTGGTGGTATTGCAAAAGGATGTGGCGCTGTAATGGAAAATAAAAGAAAATCAACTAGTTATTCATAATGTCTGGTCTTAGAGAGTGGGTTAATCAAAAGTGGGTTGATATAGGAGCTCCTAAAAAAGATGGTAAGTATCAACCATGTGGAAGAAAAAAAGGAGATGGTAGAAAATACCCTAAATGTGTTCCTTTAGCTAAAGCTCAAAAAATGAGTTCTTCTCAAAAATCATCAGCAGTCAAACGCAAAAGAGATGCAGGTAATCCAGGTGGTAAACCAACTAATGTTAAAACATTTAAAGCAAGATCAGGAGGGCTAGCTGTACGTGGTTATGGTATGGCTATGAGATAATGTCAAAGACACCTGCATGGACAAGAAAAGAAGGTAAAAGTAAATCAGGAGGATTAAATGCTAAAGGTATTGCTTCATATAGAGCTGCTAATCCTGGTTCTAAACTTAAAAAAGCAGTTACTAAAAAACCCTCTGAATTAAAAAAAGGATCAAAAGATTCTAGTAGGAGAGCTTCTTTTTGTGCTAGAATGAAAGGTATGAAAAAGAAGTTAACTAGTAAAAAAACAGCAAATGATCCAAATTCAAGGATTAATAAAGCATTAAGGAAATGGAATTGTTAATGAAAGATGATTATTTAAACAATCTTACTGCAGATATTATGAAAAAGGCCTATAAATTAGCCGAAGATAATACAAAGCATCCTGATGATTCAGTTTTCGTTGCGAATGCGTTTTTAAATACAGCAAAAATACTATATACTGAAGCACTCGGTGAAGATTTAACAAAAATGCTATTTAGACAAATAGTAGAACTAGGATTTGATGATCAACCAAGAACAATACACTAAGGAGTAGATGATGAATAAAAATGGAAAATATCCTTCCAAAGGAATGAATGCACTAGCATCAAAAAGACCTGACGTTGCTAAAAAAATAATGGGTTATGATAAAGGTGGTAATGTAAAAGTTGACGAAGTTATTAGAATGCCAAAAGAGATTCAAATACCTGGCATGATGGGTGGCGGAATGATGAATTATAAAGACGGAGGTCACGCTAAAAAAATGATGGGTGGTGGAATGATGAATTATAAAGATGGTGGTTACGCTAAAAAAATGATGGGTGGCGGAATGATGTATAAGGACGGCGGAGACGTTGAAGTTGTAGAACAAGGTGGCAAAGGCTACAAAAAAACAGTGAAGTTTAAATAATGTCAAACGAAAATTGTAACTGTAAAAATTGTGAACACTATTGCCATTGTGCAAATGATAGTGTATGCCCTATAACAGATTGCAATTGTAATAATTGTAAACACTAAGGAGGAAGTAATATGAAACTACTTAAAGATGTTTGGGGATGGATAAAAGAATGGAACGATTGGGGTATGTCAGACTGGATTAAAGCTGGTGTGGTTGCTGTAGTT